TGCTTTCTCTGCTTCAGGTAATGTAACTTTCAGCAAAAGAACTATTACAGTTGGTAAAATCAAAGTTCAACAAGAATTTTGTGCTAAACAATTAGAAGGATTCTGGACTGAAAGAGCATTGAAACCAGGTAGTAAATACGACTACATTGCTTTCGAAACTGAGTTCACTGAATACTTAGTAGGTTTATTAACCGAAGCTAAAGAAACAGCTTTGTGGCAATCACAAATCGGTGGTTCAGGTGGTGCTAACTTGACCCAATTCGATGGCTTCAACAAAATCATCTTAGATGCTTCAGCTACTACTATCAATGGCAACCCAACTGGTATCACGACTGGTACTGGTATCACTACTGCCAATGTTATTGGTATCTTCGACGGAATGTGGGCTGTATTACCAAGCAAAATCAAATCTAAAGAAGATTTAGAATTTATGTGCGGTTCTGATACTTTTGACAAATTAATCACTGCATTAAAGAACGCTAACTTATTCTTCTATGATGGCGTAAACGGTTCAGCTTACCAAAGCGGTTCATTGATTTTACCAGGCACAGGAATCAAAGTTGAAAGATACTACGGTTTAGATGGTACTAACAGAATCCATTTAGGTAGAACTTCAAACTTTGTTATCGGTACTGACTTAGAATCTGATGAAGATATGTTCGAAATCAGAGAAAACCCAATCAGCTTAACTATGATGTTGGACATCCACTTCAAATTAGGTTGTCAAGTTAAATTCCCTAACGAAATCGTAACCTTTAAATTAGCTTAATAATGGCCTGTATACTATCAACTGGATTCACGCTTGACTGCCGAGATAGTATCGGTGGTGTAAGCGAGGTATGGATTGGCGAATTAGACGGTCTAAATACTTCAACTTTCGCTGTAAGTGCTGGCGTAGTTACTACAATGGCAATGACTGGCGGTAAAAAGTTTTACAACTACAAACTCCGTAAAAATGTCGCTGAGGCTAAAGCTGATAACGCAGGTGATGTGGCAAATGGTGCTGGTTATATCATGCACTCTGTCGAAATCCAACTTGACAAATTCGATGTCGCTAAGCGTAACGAATTGAGAGTATTAGCTAAAAAGCCTGTTATCATCATCGTAAAAGATATGAACGGCTTAAACAGTGTTTACGGTGTTTATAACGGTCTTGATTTAACTACGGGTACAGCAGGTACAGGTAAAGATGCAAACTCATTAAACGGTTTTGTGTTGACATTTACAGGCATGGAGAATGACTACCCTTATGGTATCTCTTCAGCTATCATCGCAACCTTAGTTTAATCATAAACTTGTCTATCACAATAAAGGGGGGCTTCGGCTTCCCTTTTTGTATTTAAGAGCTTTTTCAATATATTATAAGTATGATTAGACTTGATTTGCTCACTAACATTGTCGTTTTAACTTTAGCGGAAAAAACTACAATAGCAAATCCTAAATACTTATTTGAGTTTATAAACAACCAAACACAACAAACTTACTACTGCATAGCGACTGACTCAAGTCTTTATCCTTGTCGTTATAATCAGTTTACTATAACAGTTCAAACGACTACTCCAAATCCACTATTGGGACAAATTAATATCCCTTTAGGGGACGAGTACACATACAATATCTACCAACAAACAAGCTCAACAAATTTAGACCCGACTTTAAGTATGGGTGTAGTTGAGAGTGGGTTGATGACTTACGATAAAACAATATCAAGCAGAATAGAATACACACCTGCTTCACAAACAAGAAAAGCTTATGAGCCATAGAAACTATAATTTTACAAAGTTTCCTTTATATGCCAATGAAACACCTGTATTTCGTAAACAACCGAATCAGGAATACATTGCATACGGAAAGCAAAACGATTATCCCGACTACTTAGCATACCTTTATAACAATAGCGGAATACATGCTGCTATTATTAAGGGTAAATCTACCTATATTTTTGGTAAAGGATTCAAGATTCGTGAAGAGTGGAACGGCGACAAGGTAGCGCTTGAGCAAGTATTAAGGTCTATTAACCCAAGCCAAACGGCTGACGAGTTATCTAAAAAGAAAATATTTGAAAAAACTTTGTACGGTGGTGCTGCTTACTTAGTTGAGTGGGATGTATTCGGTAAATTAAAATCAGTTAAACTTCAAGCGTTTAATACGATTAGAACTAATGAAGATAGAAGCGAATTTTACATAAGTAAGGAATGGACAAAGGAAATGTCTATTAGCACTAAATGGAAAAAGTCAAACGGCAAACTACCTGAGGATTGTGTAACCTTACCCGCTTTTAATCCGACAGAAAAGAAGGGCAAACAAATTCTTTATCTAGCAGACGAAAACCCCGCAAGTGATATATACCCATTGCCTGAATACGGAAGTGGTAACACAGCGATTGAAACAGACATTGAGTGCAACTTTTTTCAGTTAAACAATATCAAGACTGGTTTTGCTGCTGGTACAATGGTAACTTTCTTTAACGGAACGGCTACTAATCCTGAAGAGCAAATCGAAATCGAACACGCTTTCAAAAAGAAGACAAGCGGCACAGATAATGCAGGCGAGATTCTTTTAAACTTTCAAAACCCGAATACTACTGCTCCTGAGATTAAGCCTTTAAGAAGCAATGAACTTGATAAACAATACGAGCAACTAAGTAAAGACACTATCAATAAGATTCTTTACTCTCATCGTGTTAGTAATGGTTTGTTATTTGGTATTAAAACACCAGGAGAACTTGGCGGTAATCGTTCAGAGTTCGACTTAGCTTGGGAACACTTTTCAAATACTTATGTAAAGCCTAAGCAACAAGAAGAAGAGGAGGATATGAACTACCTACTTCAGTATTTCGGATTCTATGGAACCCCTGTAAAGATTATTCCATTAGACCCTATCGGTATTGAGTTGACTACTGAGACTATCTCTAAGGTAATTGACCAAGATTCATTTGCTACTATGGTATACGATAAATTAGGAATTGTAAAACCTGAGCTTGTGAAGAAAGAGGATATTTTAACAACTATCAATAGTGCATCTCCGTTAGTAGCTAATAAGATGCTTGATAGCTTAACAGTAAACGAGATTAGAAGCATAGTAAACTTAGCCCCGATTGAAGGAGGCGACCAACTACCAAGCATACAACCACCGCAACCAACGGCTTTTAGCTCGTCTAAAGATTTTATCTTAGAAAAGTTTAAATCTATTGGTGAAAGTGCAGACAATTACGAGATAGTTGAAGAGTGTTTCGTGTATTCTAAAGCTGATAAATTCGCAGAATCTAAAGAAGACAAGGTCATGAAGTATTTATCAGAGAATCAAAAGGCTACCATTAGCAAAATCGCTGAGGCTTTAGGGATGAGTAAGGCTGATGTTTACAAGACTATCGAAACATTAGGCACTCAAAACAAATTAATCGTTAAATACACCGAAGTAAATGGCGAAATCCAAGCTCGTGTTCAGGACATCCAATCAACCGAAGAGGTAAACACAGTTAATTTAGAAACTAAATGGAGATATACAACCAATTTAAGCCCTAAAATAATTGAGGGAACTAGAGAATTTTGCCGAACTATGTTAGGAGACAACAAATTATACACTCGTGCTGAGATTGATTTGCTACAAAATGAAGCTTCAACAGCAGGATTCAACGATGATGTGTTCATGTACAAAGGTGGATGGATGACAATAAAAGGAACTAACACTCATGTGCCTCAATGCAGACACTTTTGGCAATCGGTAATAGTAAAAAAGAAGTAATAAGAAATGGCACTTAAACCCCTATTCGTATCGGCAAGCACTATAAAAAAATATGGTGTACTTGAGAATAATGTCGATGATAAATTAATTAGTCAAACCATTTTGATGGTTCAAGACATCCAACTTCAGCAGATTTTAGGTTCTGATTTGTACAATGAGATTTGCACTCAGATAAATGCGAGTTCAATAACGGCAGCGAATCTAACTTTACTTAACGAGTATATTAGAGATTTTATCATTAACGCTACTATTGCTGAAGGTGCTATCGTTTTTAACTATCGTTTTAGTAATAAAGGAGTAGTAACTCAGAATAGCGAAAATCAAAACCCAGTTTCTCAAAGAGAACTTGATTTGATTGAACAGAAGTGGGGCAGAATGGCTGAGTTTTACGCTAAGCGTTTGAACGGTTACTTAACTGAGAATAGTTCTACCTATCCATTATGGGCAAGTGGTAATACAAAAGCTCAAGATGTAGCGAGTCAATATCCTACTTATTCAACTGGATTCTATTTAGGAAACAGAAGAAGAGACAACGAGTATAGAAAACTATGGCCTTATTGTAAAGACTGTTAACATGGACAAAAAACAAGGTAATAAAACAATAAGCAAAAAGAACTTACAAAAGTTAATGGCTTATATAGCGACTAAAAAATGATTACTAAAAATATCATCAAAAAATACTTCGAGGATTTCGCAACAAATCACTACCAAATCAAAGACTTTGGCTATGGTGATTTGTGGGAAATAAGCGCAAGTGAAGCGACTGAATACCCGTTGCTTTGGGTTCAGCCAATCCCTTGCAATGTGGACGGACGAGACATAAGTTATAACTACAATATCTTAGTTGCTGACAGACTTCAAGACGGCCAATTAAATAAGGTCGAAGTTGAGAGCGATACTTTCCAAATCTGTTTAGATGTATTGGCAAGCTTTAATTTTTTGGATGATGTAGACTTAACACAAACATCAAGCATAACCCCATTTATAGAGCGTTTCAAAGATGATGTTTGCGGAAACCTAATGACAATTACTTTAGTAGTTCCATTCGATTATAACGAATGCGCAGTGCCTCAAACGGCTCAAATAACAAATAATACGATAGTTTGTAACTAATAACAAAAACAATATAATATAAATATATGGCAACTTTACAAGAAACAGTTAGCGGAGCAAAAGGGGCGAGATTCGTTTCAGGAACTTCTACTTATACAAGACAATTTAATTCTATCCAAATGAACGAAGCAACCGTCATTGCGGAGCTTTATTATTCAGATGCTCCCGCAGTAAATGTGGCGGCTTCAGGGTACATGAATTTAGCTGGTAACTCTATCGCAGTAGGCGTAGTTTTATTGGCTGAGAGTGGAAGGGACTTCTCTTCAATTAAATTGACTTCGGGCTCTGTCGTTTTACACTAATGCTAAGCTTAGGTATAGGGGTTAATGGTCGTAAGAATGTGTCATTATATGACGCAAGTGCTTTGGCGTTTATTAACGCTACTGGCCTAACAGGAACGACAGAAAAAACGGCAGTAAACAACTTAGTTAAGAATCTAAAATCTTACGGCCTATGGTCTAAGATGAAAGCTATCTATCCGTTTGTTTCTGATACTTACAATTTATTTAATTATTCTCAAGATTTTGCAAACGCTGGTTGGAGTAAATCAAATGTAACTGTAACCGCTAACACTACAACTGCACCCGATGGGACTACGACTGCAAGCACCGCTCAAAACACTCAAGCGTCATCATATATATTCCAATCAAATTTAGCTTTATCAGCGACCACATATACTCAAAGTGTATACGCTAAAAAGAA